GCGAAAACCATTAATTTTTTTTACCATAAAGTATAAGTTAACACACCTGTAAAATTTATATCGTTTTTCAGAGGGGGCTAAAAAATGAAGGATGAAAACCTTTCAGCGATTCCCGAGGAGATGATGGTTCAATTACCATTGCGGGCTCGGCAAAATGATTAAAGAATGCTTTGAAAAATCTAAGCCAGCGCTTATATTTGTGTTTGGCAAGCGGTGGATTTTTTCTAAATCAGAAATATGATAAGGTAACTTCAAATGTTTTCAACAGGCAGGCAGGAAAATAGGGATGATTTTAAAGATAAGAATGGATGCCGATACGTATAAAGTGTATGAGGCAACGAATTTTACACGAAAAATGATATCTCCCAAAGAGATAGGGGATATCGATGGCTATAAGGAAGGCGTCATAGTAAGGTTTGCGGAAGGGATGCCAAGCAAGGGCGGCGCTAACTATACGCGGCGAACATGGAAAAGAGTTACAATTGATTACGAGGACAAAACATACATTAATTACACGCCAAATCAGGTTTACATTCTAAATGACAAAGGCGATACAATAGACGTATTATAAAAAATAAAAAGGGGACTTATTGTCCCTTATACTTAAAGGAAATGGAACGGAAGCCGTCCAATATCCTAATTGCTTGGATGGTCTTTAAAGCATCCACGTCGTTATCTATTTCGATAATGACCTTTATGGTTTCTTTTCTTTTTATCATAAATCCCACTAAGCATTCATAGTATATAAAGGTACCTTGTCGAAATGTCGTTTTGACGGAATGTCGTTTTTAGCTAATTATATATTGTTATGAAAATTACCGTAGATGATGTACTCCAGTTAACACATTACTGTAGAGACGTTAAGATTAAAATTAGGCACGATGAAACAATGCTCTTATATGGTCCGGGCAACTTCGTGTACAACACATGATATGGATATTACGAGATGATGATGAGCAGATAGGACTGCATTACGATTTAGGGAAGCTACTACAGTACTGTAGCGCTCATGAACCGAATGGAGAATATCATCTCGAAATTTGTTATGACGATACCATAACAGAAACTCTCATTGATAACATAAGTATTTAATAATGTGGCAAATAGGAGGCTATTGTTATGGCTGATAAAGCACCTGAAGTAGTAATAGATGAAGAAGATAAGCTTGTAAGATTTCGTGGCAAGTATGTCTCGGCAGTTCCGAAGATATACGAGATACTAAAAAACACTCCCGAATCTGAACGCAAACAAAAGATGGTTCAGGTAATTGGATTTGAATCCCTAAACGGGGAAGAAAATTATACAAAATATTACACTCCAAAGCCAGGAGAGATAGTAGTTGATTGCGGAGCACATGTCGGAGTAATGACACAGCATTTTTCTGAAATGGTTGGCGACGAAGGATTAGTTCTTGCTGTCGAGCCGGACTATCGCGCTCTTGGAATGTTAATGCATAATACAGAAGATTTAAATAACGTCCAAATATCACCCTACGCATTATGGAATGAAGAAGATGTTCTTCCCATTCATTATGCAGATGCAGTAAGTGGGGTTGGTATGAGTTCAATGGTGTACCAACATCAGTATTGGCATCCAACACGAGCAATACCCTTAGACGATTTATTAAAGAAATTAAATATCAAACGCGTAGACTTTATAAAGATGGATATTGAAGGTGCAGAATTATTTGCACTCGATGGAATGAGAGAGACACTTAAGAATGTTAAAGGTGTATCAATCGCAGCATACCACCCAACGGATAATAAAGGCGCGAAATCATATCCGCAGGTTATAGAATTTTTGAAATCTCAAGGATTTGAACCCACCGTCGAAAAAGGCTTTGACGGGGAGATTGTATATGCCACAAGATGATATCATACTGGATGACGAAAATAAAGCTGTCACCTTTAAAGGACATTATCTTTATAAGTCTCCAAGAGTATATGAGATATTAAAGGATACCCCAGAGAATGAGCGACTGGATAAATTTGCAAGTACAGTTGGCTATGGTATAATATTAGACATAGATAACTACAATAAGAATTATGAAGTTAAATCTGGCGATATTGTCGTAGATGCCGGTGCGCATGTAGGGGTATTTACACGGCAATATTCAGATGCTGTAGGGCCTGGCGGTTTAGTATTAGCGTTTGAACCGGACTATCGTTTGTTTGGAATCATATCGCACAATATGCAAGACGCCAAAAACGTTAAGATTTTTCCATTTGGTTTGTGGGATAGTAAAGAGATATTACCATTTCATATACCGTCAAAGTATTGGGGTTCTAGTTCTTTCACGCATTGGCATGAGGGTACTGAATGGACGCCTGCTAGAGTTAAGACACTTGACTCAGTAATCGAAGACTTAAATATTGGTAAAGTAAATTTTATCAAGATGGATGTTGAAGGTGCTGAAATGCGCATATTGAAAGGAGCAGAAACAACGCTAAGAAATGTTGATGCTTTAGGGATTGCAGCATACCATTTTCAAGAAGGGAGTTTAACAAAAAGAACAAAACCTTTAGTAACTAAATTTTTAGAAGAACGCGATTTTAAAATAGAAATCGGGCATTGCTCAGAGGGTGATTACATTGTTTATGCAAATAGACGATAAGTTAAGAATACTTTACATTAAATATTATACAACGGAATCTTGGGATAGATTTATAGTAAAGAAAGGAATTCCTAACGGCGTTGAATTTCTTCAAGAGGTAACAAAACTTATAGGGGACGCGAAATGAAGATAGCACTTTATAGTACATCATCAATTCCATCCATTCCTGTATTGGAAGGCTATGGGGGAGTAGAACCATTTGTTGGAAGCTTAGCAGAACATTATGATAATAAAAATCACGAAGTTCATTTGTTTGCGCCTGAGGGTTCTTATGAGCCAAAACACGGCAAGTTGCATTCGTTTGATGCAACGATACTTGATGAACGACATAGAGAAAAAGCAATGTTTGAATTATTCAAAAATGTTGATTTTACGCAATATGATATCGTTCACGACAACTCTCATTGGCATATACCTGGGGTCGAACTAGTTCCTGACATTGGATACCTGTTTACGCTACATGCTCTTCAATCGCATTACGAGAACTTTAAACTCAATAAATATCATTATAACGGTGTGACTCTTAGTTACGACCACGCTAAATTTATGCAGTGGATGACACCACTTACATTCCGAACGATACAAGATGGTGTCAATTTAAATCATTATCCTTATAAAAAAGAAAAGGGCGAAAGACTTCTTTGGCTTTCTAGGATATTCCCTCCAAAGGGAGCGCATCGTGCTATTAAGATAGCAGAGAAAGCAAAGATACCGATTGATATTGTTGGGGGTAGCCCAATTGATACACCTGGTTATTTGGATGAAATTAAACGCCTATGTAGACGTTCCGAGTATGCAACGTTTGTTGGCGAAGTACCCCATAAGGAAAAAATAAAATACCTACAGGATGCTAAAGCAGTAATATTACCATTGAGTTGTCTATCCACGATGCCTGATGGAAGGACAAACGTATGGGTTGAAGCGGCATGCATGATACCATTAGAAGCTGCAGCATGTGGAACACCTACAATAGTAACTCCAAATGGATTGACGGGCGAAGTAATATCAGAAGGGTTAAACGGTTTCTTAGCGTTATCTGATTATGATTTTCTAGAAAAGATTAAACGTTTGGATGAAATTGAATCAAGTATGTGCAGACGTAGAGCAGAGTATTTTTCATTCGACAAGACGGCAGAGAAATATTTAAGCTTATATAGAGATGTGGTTGATGGTACTTGTTGGTAGATAATAATAAGGTTAGAGAGATAGTAAAGCAGTTCAATAGCCAAAACGGTAATCAAGCATTTACATTAAAAGATTTAATTATATATTTTAATACGGAACAATCTGAGCGTACGAAAAATATCGAAGACAAATTGGATGAACATATCAAGATTGAGGATACGAATAAAGGACAGATATGGAAATCAATTTCCGAACATGATAAGATTATACAACATATTGTTGATGAGATGCCAGAGAAAGGTTTCTGTAATAAAACACAAAACGTTCTTAATTGTTGGCAACCCAATAAACACGAACCGCCGTTAGACAAAAAGGTTGAGACCCTTTGGTATGATAGAAAGCTATTGAAATGGCTCATTGGGACTTTAATAATTTCAATAATAGCTAGCTTTGGGAGTATATTAGTACATTTCGCAATACCATGAATAACAAGTATAAGAGGTGGCTTTACTATGCCACAGACCCGGTTGCTTTTACGCGAGATATTCTAGTCAAAAATATCCCCAATTATCAAGTTAAAGATTTTCATGCAGCATGGTTACGATTTGAAAATGAAAATCGATTCACAATACTATTAGCACCGAGAGGACATGCAAAGTCTACAATGCATTCCGCAGGTTATGTAGTATGGAAATTATGTCACAATCCAAATTTACGTATTATGTTATTGAGTAAGTCATCAGTGCTCGCTCAAAAACTATTAAATGAAGTTAAGTGGCATTTTGAGAGAAATAATAATCTTATAAATTTATATGGTGATTTGACCGACAAGAATACTAAATGGTCAAATGAAGAAATTATGTTAGTAAGGGATAAGAATATTCCCTATAAAGAGAGTACAGTAACTGCAAGAGGTATTGAATCAGATATCATCGGTGGGCATTACGAGATTATAATATGCGATGATATTATTGATGATAAGAATTCTAGAACTGCAGCGCAGCGAGAAAAGGTTCGAGAAACATTCGACAAAGTTATTAAGCCGATGTTGGAACCTCATTCAGAATTACATTTTTGTGGCACTCGTTGGCATGAATTTGATTTGTATGGGGACTTAGTTGAGTCCGGTGGTTTCAAGCATAAAGTCTATGATATGATTGTTAATGAAAAGAAAAAACAAACATTATGGCCAGAACGAATTCCGTATGAATCTAAAGACCCAAATATAACAACAGCAATGAGCTTGAAGCGTGAAATGGGAAGTGTGCATTTTGCACTGCAATATAGAAATGATGTTTCACAATTTAGGAACGCGATTTTTAAATCCGATTGGATGCAGTATTATTCAGAGCCTCCTTTAAAAATGCGTAAATTTATGGCGGTTGATTTAGCCATAAGTGAGAAAGGAGATTACTTCGCTATAGTAGTTATTGGTATCGATGATAAGGGTGAAATCTATGTGTTAGATACCTATCACGGACATCATTCATTTTTCCCCCAACTAAAGAAAATATCCGAATATGCAGGGCATTGGGGACCTCTTAAGATTGCCGTTGAAGCAAATGCCTATCAAGCAGCGGTTCCACAAGAATTAAAAAGAAGAAGTGAAGAGTTTGGTTTCTTGCCGATATTCCCGGTAACAACAACTAAGGATAAAATAACACGAGCTAGAAAAGTTTCGGCATTATTTGAGAGTGGTCGTGTACATGTCAAGAAAAAACAGACAGAACTGTTGGACGAGATACTTAATTTTCCAAGAGCAAGTGTCGCGGATGATGTTTTAGATGCTTTAATGTTAGCAATTGAGATTGCGAATGTTCGTCCATCGTTTGACTGGAGTCAAGTTGGTGCTTTGAATAGAGTAACAACATATGGTAGAAGGATTATATAATGGTAGATACAAGCAAATTATTAATGAGTACCCTTAGGCGTTTAGTCAATCCTCCGAAAGAAGGAGTTAAGCCTAAACCTAGAGGTTACTCATCAAGGGCAAATGAAAAAGTTGCCAGATATTTTTCGACAAAACCTAGAGATGTAGCGGAGCTATCAAAAAATTGGGATATTTATTCACAGTCAGAAGTACCGTTTGCAGCAGTAACTGTGTTGTCTTATAATGTCGCCAGTGATTGGAAGGTACGTTGCGAAGATGCAACGGTTAAGAAAACAGTTGAAAATTTTTGTTACGACACGGATTTTAATTCCATCATAATAGAAGTTGTTCGTGACTGTCTCGTTTTTGGGGATTCGTTTGTTGAGAAAGTACGAAATACAGCGGGTGAATTTGTAGAGTTACGAGTAAGAGACCCAAGAACATTCCAAGTACAAGTCGACCAACATGGAGATATTGACCACTATTTACAAGTAGTTAAGGTAGAAGGTGGCGATGAAGAGATAGAACTTAAACCGGAAGAGGTTGTTCATTACCAATTGTTCTCAAGGCCAGATAGCCCATACGGTTTAGCACTTATCGACCCATCTAAAGATACGATATTGAGAAAGACACTTGCAGACGAAGGTATATCTGCAGCAATTGACAGACATGGTTATCCAAAATTTCATATTATATTAAAAACACCACCAGGATTTGAAACGGAATTACCAACATCCGGTGAAATTGATACGATATCTTCAGATTTTAAGAACATTAATTCTAAAAATGAAATTGTAACAACTGAATTAATTGAGATTAAGGCATTAGATGTTAAAGGAGTTGAGAACGTCGAGGAGTATTTTGGCTATTTCCAAAGTTCTTTAACGTGTGGTATGCTAGTTCCACAGGAAGTCTTAGGTCTTGGGAGCGGTTCCACTGAAGCAACTGCAAGAGTTAGACGGATAATGTTTGAAAAGATGGTTAAAGGCTTTCAACATAAGCTTGCAAGACGAACTGAGATTGATGTTTTCAAAGAATTTTCAGATGATAAAACACCTCGTTTAATATTCGCAGATGTAGTACCTGAAGATGATGCTATAGTAGCAGATATACTTAAAAAGATGATGCCAAAGGACGATATATTTGCAGTATTAACAAGGGATGAAATTAGGGAACGTTTAGGTTATCCTCCATATGAGTTATCACAGAAAGCTAGACAAAATGCAATCAATGCTTTCAAGGGAGTCGAGACTAAAAACGTTGATGTTAGTGACCTAGATGCTCTGTTAAGCGAGTATCAGAGAAAGGTACACGATTTCCTTCGAACAAAGGTGGATTGATTTTAAACAATCCTAAGCTTTTTATAATGGGGACCCTTAGTTATATATTAGGATTTTACGTTCGTAGTCCTACGCTATACACGGATAGTTCCTCAATCATTCTACGAGGTTAACATGGACTTAGATACAATTATAAAAGAACACGCGAAGATATTAGTAGCGTCTTTGAAAGAATTATACATTCAAGCTTATATCAAAGGTGCTAAGAGCGTTGCAACTAAAGAGTACAAAGAATCAATTTACGACGAAGCAGTAAGTTATTACAATGAACAAGGCGAATGGATTGAAGGAAACTTTATTGATGTCGACTCAAAAATATTATTTAACAAATTAGATACAGCGATAGTAGAAGGTCAAAGTTTTGGGCAATTCTGGGAGAGTACGAAAGACTCTGGAATGTTTGACTATGCAAGAGCAGAAAGAATATTTAGAACGGAAACAAATAGAGCATACAGCGAAGGCACTATTAGGCAATATAAGAAAGAAGGTGTTAAGGAAGTTAATTTTTTGTTAGGGCCAAATCCGTGTCCCGTATGTATAGATATAGCAACGTCTGGGCCGTATCTAGTAAAAGACATGGAGGGTGTGTTACCTATTCACCCAAATTGTTCGTGTGTTCTTGTTAATGCTAAAGTTTCAACACCAGGCGGTATATAATTTAGAACGTTAACGGCATTATTGTGCCAAAAGAAAGAAAAGGAGGATTGAAAAAAATGGTTGAAGTAAGATTATATGACGACGTGAATGAAAATCATGCCGTGATTACAAGCGGTGGAGCAGTAAAGATAATTAAAAATCATGATTATTCAACACACAAAGGGCATTGTTATACTGCTAAACATGTATGGTACGCTAATCCTGCGAGTGCAGCAAGTGATATATTGTTTGTTACTAACTCGACAAATTACGTTCATTTATGGTATGATTTTGAGGCTACTTCTAAAGGCGAGTTTACTGTACATGAGGATGCTACAGCTACAAGTGCAGGAAGTACAATAACATCATACAACAGGAATAGACGAAATACATCAGAAGCATTAAGTGTTATATCATATGACCCTGGTGTTTCAAGTGCAGGAACGACATTAACTGCAAGGTTACTTTCTGGAATTGGCGGGTCACTTGCTGGTGGGGGAGAAACTTCAATTGGTGAATATTTACTTAAGCAATCAACTACGTACCTGTTTAGGTTTACGGATAAGAGTGTAACAACATCAGATTGTATGATAGCATTATCATGGTGCGAAGGTAGCAACGAAAAAGTATGATGGAGTATATAGATGAGATTAAATGTATGTTATAAATCAAAGGATAAAAACGTTTTAAATGACGTTATTTACAGGGATACAATTATTTTAAGTGCCGGGACTTGGGACCAACAGGATAAAAAGAGTCAAGTTTATTATCCACCTGAAGTTTGTGCAGAGTATGCAACTAATTGGAAACGGAAGTTTATCTATAGGATGCATACTGAACGAGCAGATGGCACGCCAGTAAATTCATTTAACATTGTTGGCATGGTTGAGAATCCAAGATTTGACTATACTAGGAATGCAATCATTGGCGATTTAAGAATAATGCCAATAACAAGAGACGCGATTGATGTCATCAATCAAATTGATAAGGGCATTATTAAATATCTATCACCAGAAGTCAGAACCTGGGATAACCACAATTATTATATGAAGCGAAGAGAAGCTAGAAAATTAGAATTCAACGGAGTCGCACTTGTAATTGATAATCCAGCTTGTAAAGATACTGCGATTAATCATAAGAGTAGAATGACTGTTTAGATGTATAAAGTAAATAGAGAGAGATATATATGGCACAAATAGAAAACGACGAATATTTAGTCACAAAAACACTCCGTGTTGAGGGTAATCTCGAGTTAGGAACAGCAAAGCCGGTAACGGGTACTTCTTATCACGACCTTACAATGTTCTATAACGCACCTGCTCTTATAGGTGCCGACTGGGTCACATCAACAAGTGGGGCATATACACTTACATTAAACAAAACAACTAAGTCGATAAATTTCCCATTGTCAGGATTAAAAGAAGGCGACATTTTAAAGTCATATAGGGTACTTGGCGGTTGTGAAGCAATTTCTGGAAGTGTAACTACAATCGATGCATGTCTATGGAAATTGACTAAAGCTGCTGCGGCAGATGCGACTGCAACTTCATGTGGTGCAATTACTCAAGTTGCGGCAAGTGTAGATACTTCTATAGATTCAGAGAAAGATGTCACAGACTTAACTGTCACGGATGATTATCAATACTTTGTTGGCGTTAAAGGGTCAACAGCAAACACCGATGAGTGTGGGGCAATGATTTCCGGTGTTGAAGTCGATATTAAGCGTATTGTTTAAATGTAAGAATAAAATGGAGGATAAAAATTATGTCATGGACAAACGAAGATATGTTTAGGGTTACCGACAAACTCGCAATCGATAACTTAGGTGAAGAAGCTTATCTGGCTCCCGACGGGTCAAACGGTATATCAGTCGTATTGCCCGATACAAAAGCATGGGGTTTTGGTGTTGACGGAACTGGAACAGATTGTAAGTTCTTTGGAGACACTGCAAGCACCTACGTATTGTGGGATGAAAGCGCAGATTCGATGATATGGGCTGGAGAAGCTACTCTTGCAATTACAACTATAGGAGTACAAAGTCCTTTATCGATTGGTTCTTGGGCAACACCAATAGCTTTAACGGATACGGTTACTAGGTTAGTATTAATTAATTCAACCGTAACAGCAAAACTTGACGGCGCAACATATGCTAGAGCTTTAGAGGTAAGAACAGTAATAGCTGGAGCAGCAGCATTTGATGCAGGTGAAAGTATCTATGCGGAAAGAGCAAATCTAAAATTCGCATCAACAGCAACACATACAGTTTCATCATTACAATCAGCAGCAATCTGGGCAAATCTAGAAGCAGAAGTTTCATCAGCAGCAGTCATAACACTTAATGGGGATGCTGTCAACTTACACGGATTACTAGCATCTATTGAATTAGACGCTGATATGACTTGTACAGATGGTAACGTTTCAGGTGTTAAGATTTCAAGCAACACACCCGATGGATTGGATGTCAGTGGTTTAGAATATGACGCGTTAAAAATCGCTAAAGGCAGCGGTGGAGAAGATTGGCAAACTGCAATGCGTATAGAAGATTGTACAAAATTTGTATTATTTGAAGATGATAACGCAATAGCAGCAGAAGATGGCGCAGTAGCAACAGCAGCAGCAATTACAGCAATTTCAAGTTTCGATGGCTGGATAAAGTGCGCTATTGGTACAGCAGACCACTATATATTAACAACTACAACAGACCCGTCAGCTAATTAATTATTTTATTTCTTTTTATATGTTGCATTAGTAGCAGGAGGATATACAAATGAGGAAAATAAAAGTTGAAAAATGGACTTCAAATGGCCCAGATGGTAAGGTCGAGGAAGATATTTTAAAAGCATTAAGTATTATTATCTCCGGGAAAGACCCAAAAGAATTGCCAAAGGGACTTGAGAAGTTTAGAATATTTGGGCGTATCTCAAAAGCTTTTGAAAAAGCAACTGAGACGAATGAATTGGTTTTAGAAGAGTCTGATTATGACTTTTTAAAGAATTCAATTGTTAGGGACGTTCCAAGTGTTTGGGCAATGAACCATAAACTTAGAGAAGCAATCGAAAGCTTTATGGAAGCCAAAGAAATAAGTGGATAAAAACGTTAAATGTTCTGTATTTTATTTAAGTGTGAAAGATGAAATTAAAAATTATTGACTTAGGAAACAAAAGTGCGAATGCCGCAATCAAAGTCTTGACGGAATATTCAGACATTTGTATCATATCGAATGTTGCAAATCTATCTGAAGAATCCAAAAAAGAACTTTATAATTCTAAATGGATTGTAAATTGTACAACAATGGATGATTACAAAGAGACAATAAAACTTGCAAAAGAACTACGTCCTAAACAATTATTTATTATGGATGTTTCAAAGCAACTAGACGAATTTTCTCGTAATGAAATTAAGTCATGGAGGGGGGATATTTTATCCACAGGGAGTACATTAGAATTATCTAATAAAGCTGAGGAGGGATTTTTTTCCGATAATTCCAAATGGAATATTGAAGAAGGTGGAGTAACTTCATTTGAATTAGATGAACGATATAGAGTTGAAGGAAGAGAGTTTGTCTTGTGTAATGGAAACCTTGCATATGGAAATATCACTATAGGTAAGATATCTAAAGTTGAGGATAAGTTCAGATATGAAATTGAAAGTTTTGAACCTTTGTGTGAGAAGATAAAGTTGAATATACCAGAAGACATTGATAACATATTTGTTGATAACATTTGGGGGTATATGGATGCCAATACTGAAGCCTAAAGTTGGCGAAGACGATAAAACATTTATGGGTCGTTGCATGGCTAATAAAATAATGGTATCCGAATATCCAGATATTAAACAACGATACGCAATATGCAATTCACAATTGAAAAAACCTAAGCCTAAAAAAAGTAACATTAATGTTAATAATGTGAAAAATAAAATGGACGAAAATATGGCAAAGAAAAAATCAAAATCTGTTTATGGCTTTAAAGTTGTTAGCAAAGCAAAAGGCAAACATATCATTGCGGGTTATGGTTCTTATATAATGATTGATAGTGATGACCAATTAGTAACGATTGAGGCATTAAAAGGTGGCCTTACAAAGTTTATGGCCGACAAAGAGCGTCGAAACATTATGATTTCACATGAGGGTATACAAATTGGGAAAGTCCTTGAAACATATAAAGATTATAAAACGCTTGTTGATGATAAAGGTTTGTTTATCGTTGCTGAAATATATGACGATTTAGAGACATCCAAAGGCACATGGCAGGGTATACTTGATGGCGAATACAATGCATTTTCGATTTCATTTGAACCACTGGAAAAGGCAACTCACGTTGTTGACGGAGTATGGGAGGAAGTAAAACAGATTAATTTGTTAGAAGTGTCTGTTTGCCAAAATCCTAAGAATCCATTATCACGTTTCATAATTTTATCTAAAAGTTCAAATGTTAAAGAAATAAATAATGGCGAAAAGATGACTGAAGAGGAATTAAAAAGCAAGCCTAAGCAAGACCCTGAAGAAGAACCAGAAGGCGAACCCGCCGAGAAACCTAAAAAACCCGTCAGAATGCCATTTGGAAAACCTACAGACGAATCTGAAGATGGAGAAAAGTCCCCAGGCGATAATAAAGAAGATGATGCTGGTGGATTAGTCGGAGCAATTAGGGGAGAACTCCAACGATTGTCTGGATTAGGGGAAGAAATACATGCAGAAGACTTATCACCTCTAGCAAAATTGGTGACTAATTTGAGAACAGGTGGACAAAAGGCTTATCGATTTCCAGAGAAAGCCGTAAAGTCTGAGGAAGACGATTGGCATACTGTCGTTGCAAATGCAATCGACGATATATATAATCGTTTAGATGTAGCAATACCCGCAAAAGCGGAAACTAAATCAAATGAGGCCGTAAAAAAATTGAAAGCAGAAGTAGTTAAAAAATCTCAGGAAGCTGAAGAGGCAAAAAAAGATGCAGGCGAAGCCAAGAAAGATGCTGAAGAGGCTAAAGGAGATGCAGTGGCAGCAAAGCAGACTGCCGAAGAAGTAAAGACTGTTGCGAATCAAGACCGTGAAATCATGTCAGAATTAAAGGATTCGCTAAAAAATGTTAATGAGACTTTTGGAAAGTTTGAAGAAAGGCTCAAAAATCTTGAGAGTCAAAAAGAAGTTAAAACAAAAGTCACAACTGAGAAGCTTATAGAAGATTATCACCCGTCAAATGTTCGAGAATCGCCCGATGGCGTAGAAATAATAATAAATGGAGAAGAATAGAATGACAGCAATTTCAACATTCACGACAGCAACGGACAGAATATTAGTTCATGGTGACAACCAATACACATTCACCGCTGCAG